CTCTCCTTTCGGAGAGGAGGGATACCTTACTCAGCCTACCGAGAGAAAGGAGGAGAACACTTGTCGCATCTTATTTACATAGATGACCCTTGGTTTGGACCTTATTTTAAGGTCACGTGTCCTACGTTCGCTCAGAGTAGTCCAACAATTACTGTTGGACCTCTGTTCGACCGTACTATGCGTATCGAGTCACTCGATCAATCAGGGGAACGTGTGACTGCCAAAGGAGAAACCAAATTCCCCCGTGGGGGAAGAAAGGTTCTCAAGTTGTTTGTCGAGAAACAAGTCACCCACGGATTCGTGGAGGGCTTTGTTTACGGCGAACAACCGGAAATGCCATATTATTTTGGCACTTTCTATGGCAGTCCTCACGGGAGCGCTTATACGCACAGCAAAGTGATGGTTAATGGCCAAGGCCAAAACCGTCTCTTCAAAGTGTCGTATGACCTCTTCCGTGATGAGCAGCTCGACCGCAAGACTGGGTCGGGCAGCTGCACGTTTGTCTTCCGCATGGAGTACTATGGCGAGAATATGCAGACCGGAGAACCTTATACACAAACATATAAGTTTTCCGTCTTCTGCACTCTCAAAACAGACCCCCAAAATGGAAGCATCACCTATGGCCCCCTTAGTATCATCAGCCGTGATGGTCCTGGTTCTGAATCGGTTACGATTCAGGATTGTGCTTGTCCTTACGGACAAAGCTTTGATCATCTCGGTGGCCAGCTCGACGCAATTCGACATTATGTCGATGAGTGTCGCGACGGCCTAGATGGACTTCGGGACGATAAGACGGTAAGGGACATTGCCATCTACGATGCGATCGAGAATGTCTCACTGTGGTGTATTAATCCACTTGAGACAATCCCAGAGCTCCTGGAACCGCTTGCCTCGATAAGGCAACTTGCGGAGTTCTTCCGAGGAGGCTTTGGCTTTGATGATATCCTGCGAAAAATCGCAAACTTCCATCTTTTTTGGAAGTATGTGGTTCTCACGGGACTCCTCACGGCCGACGCTTTTCGTAAGATGTACAAGTTCTTTACCGGCAATTTCGGTAACGTTGCTGCAGCCATCATGAATACAGCCATGATTGGTCGCGGCAGCGGGAACAAGAGCTATACCACAAAACGTGGCGATGATGTCCACGTCCGCTATAACGCCAAAGTGTGTTATAGGCCTGATTCGTCATCGTTTAATACGGTGATGAACAGGTTGGCTGCTCTTGGTTTCCTACCGAAGTTGATCGACCTGTGGGATATTGTGCCATACAGCTTCGTACTCGACTGGTGCATTCCTATAGCTGACCTCTTGCAGCATATAGATGACACGAATAACGTATCCACGTTACCGTTGTCATACTTGTTGCTAAGCAAGCGGGTTCGCTATGCGGTGCACCGCGAATTTGCCGTGAACAATCATAAGTTCAGGGTCGAATTCACGTACGGACTGTACGAGCGCAAGATCCTTCACTCCCTTCCTTCGGACCTCTGGCTGGGTTGCACCTTCCGTGATCCACGGAAGCGGTGGATAACTGCCTTAGCACTTATAGTTCAGAGGGTTATACCTTCTTAACTGTGCGGGCAGGTCCTACCAAGCGCGCGCCTAACCAGCGTGTGTCCTTCCCACTATGTGGGACCCGTTTAGATACGGGAGAAAGGGGCTAATCGCATGGCGATTACCCTGACAACGGGGACTGGGCAGACTGCAAACTGCCCCACCCCGACGCCGTTGTACCCCGCTGCCGGGTCTTGGAGTTACTCCAAGGATGATCCCGGTGAGGCCATCTACACGAACATCAACGCGACTTTGGATCAGCCGAATAGCATTCGCTTTGCGGCTTCTCCGATCGCGAACATGTTCGCTAACTCGCCGCTCTCCGCTTCGGCGGGGCAGCGAGTGGATGGTCTCTCTCTCCTGGCGCAGGTGAACGAAGTCTGGAAGTTCGACGATGCGGCGGATTCGCTCGCACCGTACTACTTTCCAGTCTCTGCACACCTCGTCTTGAAGCTACCCAGCGACGCACTGGTCACCAGTACCGTCGCTGCTGCGCTTCTCCTCCGACTTGTTGGTTCGTGGAACAGGAACGGTACCGACGCTCTCGCGGCGGCTATCAATCCCTGGCTCCACGGTATCTGCAAGTTCTGAACTCCATGTGGTCCGAAATACTCGAACTACTTGGTGAGTTCAGGTCAGAGATCAGAAACATTGATCGTGTACTTGTTGGTTTGGAGACTATAATCTCCACCCTGGCAAGGACCGGCAATGTTTCTCTCGACGATCTCCTTCACACCATCCACAATGTAGGTGGTGATAAGGAAGTCGAGATGATCTCTCCGGAGGTATGAAATGGAGAGAAAGGGTGCCAGAAATGGCAAACAAGAAATATCGAGTTCAACTCGAAAATCTTGCTTGGGATCCTTCCAGGCGAGTCAGAAAGAGACGCCTCTCCGCCAAGACGGTGTCAACCTTAAGATCGAACGATCCGTCCGATCTGGAGGCTACAACCTTCTCCTGGTGGTTAGGTGTCACCTTTCTGCTGCAGGGTCGACCGTGCTCTCAGCTATCTCTCGGTTTGTTCAAACGCTTATTTATAAGCGTTTGTCAGGCTGATGGTGTGTTGAGCTTTATCGAGGCTCTCTCCTGGCTCCGGGGGGAGCTAGTTACCAATGGTAACTGGGAGAGTGTGGTTTCTAAACCACAAAAACCTCGATGGGTGAGAGGTATCGTAGCAGCCGTTGAATCGGCTGTTCCGAGCTATCTCATTGTACATCCATCTCGTCACTTTGATGCTGTAGTCACCTTTCTAGGTTGGCTAAAGCGTCTTCCTGTGTATATTCGCGATACTAGTGATAGTATCGCTGATTACCTGGAAAATGACGAGAGGTTATCATCGATTTCTTTCGATGATAACCTGTACATACCCATGTTGCGAGAGATTTGGACTGAGTGGTTTGGAAAATTTCAAATCACTGATCCTTTTCTCCCGAAGCACGGTTCCGGGGCAACGGCTGACGCTGGTAGGGTACGCCATGATAAATGGTGTTCCCTTACTTGCGATGCTGTTGCACGCGTCCTACTGCACTACCCAAACTTGGAGAAGTGCGAATTACCACCCGTGAGTAAGCGTGCTAAACGCTGCTCACGTGTAGTATTCGTACCTAAGCAAGCTGGCAAGGACCGTACAATATGTATGGAGCCTGCCTGGTTGCAATACCTCCAACAAGGCGTAGCGCGTCAATTACTAGATTTTACTCACAGGACTTATCACCCTGTGAGTAAACTAGTAAACGTCTATTCACAGGAGGTGAATAGACGTTTGTGCGCTGGTGCTTATGAGCATCATTTGAGCACGATTGATCTGTCGGACGCTTCGGATAGTGTATCTTGGCGTCTCATGCGCGAACTCTGCGGACACCTTCCTCTCGGAAGGTATCTCGCGGCCACCCGTAGTACTACCACCCGTGTAGGGGGGAGTACATATCGGATGGATAAGTTTGCACCCATGGGATCAGCGCTTTGCTTTCCGATCGAGTGCTATGTATTTGCATCGGTCGTTGAGCTAGCGTTCAGGATGCATTATGACCAGGCCAGTTCGGGCTTCCTTTCAGGATGCTCGGTGTACGGTGATGACATTATCTGTCCCTCGTCTATCTATGATAGAGTGGTAGATATTCTTCATTCCCTTGGATTCAAGGTTAACGCTTCGAAGAGCTTTTCTTCGGGCGGATACTATGAATCTTGCGGGGTAGAATATCTCTATGGTGCATTGATCAACACGATCAAGCACCCGAGGAGCGTATTGCTTTGCCAGCAATACGTATCACCAGAACAGATCGGAAAAATCTCCGATCTGGCCAACACGCTCTTGCAGAGCGGTTACGTTGATGCACGGCGTATCCTTCTCCGGATGTTCTCCGGAACGGACACCGTCATCCGTAATCGTTCTGTCCCTACCTCAACCCTTCTGGCTTTTGATAAGGATCATTTGATCCCGATTCAAGAACCATATCGTAAGACGTATTGGTGTGATTCACACCAAACACGTTATTACGACCAGTGGGTTGTTGAGTGTCGTCCCAGGAAGTCACCGTCTGATTTTATCCAATGGAAAGAGGATAGCTATCAGTACGGTCCTGAGACTTCATTTCTCACTTATCATGAGAAATGGACACCACAGGGTATCGCAACATTGGAGCGACTCGGGTTTACCGAGTTGCTTCAACAGGGCGATATAGTAGCGGCTGGTATTACAAGAACTGGCCGTTTGCACTACAGACTTCGGAGGTTACCGAAGAGACTGTAGCATTAACCGCTGCACAGGTTATCTGTCTGGGAGATGGTATATCTCTGATATGCCTGCCCAGCGGACCGCCTGCCAAAGAACTCCTTTCTTTGGAAAGAGATGACCATCTCATACTCACTTATCACTAAAGTGACAGTGTAGCTATGGAAAGTCATCGTATGGGTGTGTAGTTGTTCTTTTGTCTCCTCCCCCTTCCCTGGGTGGTACCCCTTAACCTGATAGGGTGAATACCTAATCACACTTCTTGTGTGGATGGGTGTCTCACCCCCTCAGGTACAGGTAGTACCTCCTCGGGTCCTGGGCGGGGACCATAAAGGACAACTTTAAACACATGTGG